ACTCCCGCATAAAGGAGATCATTAATGACTGCCTCTATAAAAAGAAGTTTAGTTAAAACGTTTCTTAACACGAGGACGGCCTGGTCTCTTATAGGTGACGGCGTGGTAACCGGAAAAATTGCCTACAACCCGAAAGTGACTGAAGAGCAGTACATCACCGAGGATAGCACAAGAGTATCCGTAGACAGTTACGCTCCGAAGTTGCCGATTGAGCAAACGGCAAAGGTAGGCGATGCCGTCTGGACCTATCTCGATGCTTTGCGATATTCCCGGTCCATCGAGGGTGACGTAGAGACCGAGATTGTGAATGTTTGGTTGTACGCAACCCCTGCCGCCGGATATTATGCCGCCGAAAGACAATCTGTCGCCATCCAGATCGATGATTTTGGCAGCGACGGCGGAGTACCCGTCAAGATCAACTACATCATCAACTTTGTCGGGGATCCGGTTGCAGGCTCGTTCAATCCGTCCACCGGGGTGTTTATGGTAGGTACTGGAGCATCCATTCTGACCACCCTGGTTCTAGGATCTGGAACGTTGGCTCCTCTCTTCGCTACCAGCCCTGCCTGGTTGTGGTACACCACCAATATCGCTGCCGCTACCGTGACTATGGCTTCCACCCTCGCTGGCTCGACAATTGTCCAGAAGGTTGGAGATACCGTGGTTGGGCAAGGCGGCGCAGCTGCTTTGGTGATGGGGCATAACTACCTGACCATCACGGTCACCAAGAGTGGCGAAACGTCGGTCTACCACATTGATGCGATCAGAACGGCATAAACGCATTTGTCAGCCCACCGTGTGAAGTTCGGTTGCTTATCGGTAGATGCACCGAGCGGCGGGTAATACTCCCGAAAGGAATAGCATGGATTCTCTACACATTGATACCGGCGAAAAGCGTATCCAGATCGACGATGACCCGGGACGGATGATTGTTTTCAACCCGAGCGATGTACTCTGGGTAGATAGATTCCGGGGTATGAAACGGGACGTATTGGCAAAACTCGACGAATTTTCCAAGAAATCCGGCGAACTTCAGGTGATTATCAGGTTTGAGGCCAAAAAGAAAGCCCCAGACCAAAACCTCATTGATGAAACTGAGAATCGGGGCAGCGCCCTCTATCGCGAGGCTTGCATATACATGCGCGGACTGATAGATAATATTTTCGGAAAAGATGCAAGCCAAACAGCTTTCGGAGACCTGATGAGCGGGACGGCTATTGTGTCTTTTTTGGAAGGAATAACGCCCTACATCGAAATCGTCAGAGCTGCGAAAGTGGCTGCATATGTACCGCACCCGCAGGCCAAGAAGCGGAAGAGCAAAGCGGTGATGAAGTAATGTTGCGCAAAGACTTGGATGATCTGGACGAAAACGGAAAAACGGGCGATTGGTGTTTTTTCAACGAAAGGCCCGAACCGGACGAAAAAGGAAATCTTCCTCCCCTAATGATAGGTATTAGATACGGGGAAGACCCCATGCGGGATATTTGTATCATACCAATTGCCCGTAAATGGCGCGAGGATGGCGTTCCGCGTGAAGGTGTCGGCTATTTTTATGGCGATAAAGCAGCCTGGGAATGGGATGGTAACCGCGAGGCCCCTACGCTTTCCCCGTCTATTTTAGTTCATGGCGGGAAGGGGCAACCAGATATTTGGCACGGCTTCTTGCGGGCCGGCATATTGGCGACCGCATGACTGACACAGACGTATTTACCAGCGCGGATGTGGCACTGATGGTGGATAACCTGGCAACCAGGCTGGGAAGTCGGAGAAAAGTCGCAGAAGCCATGATGGTTACTCCGAGTTATATAACCAATGTAATCGACGGATCAACCAACCCCGGTCCGGCCATCACTGATTATTTCGGCCTGCGCAAGGAAAGCAAGGGCATATTCGTATCAGCACTAGGCGATGGCGAAGCGAGCGCAGACGAAGAGCGGGACATCCTCGCAGAATTACACAGGCCGCGCAAGCCCTCCGAGATTTACCAGAGCGGGCGACCGGCGCGGGACAAAGACCCGATGAAGCTGCTTGGGCTGGATTACGTCACAGCCAAGCTGGCAGGCAGGATAAAGAAGCCGAGAGGACGCGGAAAGCAGATCCGGCTGGACGGGGATACCCTATCAATCTATGACTAAAAAACTGACCCGGACGAACCGCAAATGCAGGGCGATAGAAATCTCGGAAGCATACTGCAGCGTTGTACTTCAAAGAATGCAAGACGCCTTCCCTGACTTGACCATCAAGAAGGTCGCATAAATGCCAAAAGGAAAGCAGCTCACTGATCAGCAGAAAGTATTCGTGGAGGAGTATCTGGCGTCCTGGAATGCGACCGAGGCTTATCAGCGCGCACACCCTAAATGCACTCGCCGCACCGCGCGGGAGAATGGCTCGAAATCACTGACAAACACCAACATTCGCGCAGCGGTCAGCGAGCGCCTCCAAGAGAAGGCAATGGACGCCAATGAAGTATTGGCAAGGCTGGCAGACATGGCCCGCTCTGATATGAGCGACTATATAGACATCGTGGATGGCAAGGCGATCCTGAATCTGGCGAAGGCAAAAGAGGACGGGAAGCTTCACCTGGTGAAGTCAATCTCACCGACCGCGCACGGCTTAAGGGTCGAACTCCACGACGCGCAGACGGCGCTAGAGAAGATCGGGAAGTATCACAAATTGTTTACCGAGAGCGTCGATGTAACCAGCAAGGGCGAAAGTATAGCCCCAAAGGAAGATGATGCAGAGCGATTTGATCGAGCCATTCTTACTCTCTCTGATGCCCTCAGAAAAGCGCTACCTGGAGACGGTCCAGAACAGGACGGCTCTATGGGTGCCTCAAAGCCAGCCACAGTGGCTGGCGCTTCTAAGCAGGGCAGATGAACTTTATTACGGCGGAGCGGCCGGCGGAGGAAAGAGCGATCTTCTCATCGGCCTTGCATCATGCTGTGCTCAGCATAGCGTCATCTTCCGACGCGTCTATCCCAACCTCAAGGAAATCATCCGGCGCACGCGCGAGATCGTCAGGGGCACAGCCGATGAAAACAAGAGTGATAAGACTTGGACATACCCGGAAGGAAACACGATCGAATTCGGAGCGGTCCAGCGCGAAGAGAACAAACATGACTGGCAGGGCCGGCCTCATGACCATAAATTATTCGATGAGATCCCTGAATTCACAAAAACACAGTACGAGTTTATCTGTGGATGGACGCGCACGACCGACACGGGCCAGCGCGTGCGCGTCGTTGTCACCGGCAACCCGCCAATGGACGAATCCGGATCCTGGGTCGTCGAACGTTGGGCTGCCTGGCTTGACAAAAAACACCCGCATCCCGCGAAACAGGGCGAGTTGCGCTGGTACGCGGTCATCGAAGGCGACGAGCAGGAATTCCCGAACGGTGAGCCAATATTACACAAGGGCGAAACGGTTTACCCGCGCTCACGCACCTTCATCAAGGCGCTTCTATCCGATAACCCCTACTACTCGAAAGACAGCCGTTATATTTCCATCCTTCAATCCTTACCCGAACCAATGCGATCGCAATTGCTTTATGGCGACTATGACGCCGCGACCGTCCCGGACCCCTGGCAGGTCATCCCTACCGAGTGGGTCAGGGCTGCGCAGCGCCGTTGGCTCGAGCGTACAAAGCCGGATGTGCCACTTACTGCCGCCGGTATCGACCCGGCGCGTGGAGGCAGGGACAATATGAGCATGTCGAAGCGGTACGACAATTGGTTCGACGAGCTCGATTTTTGGCCCGGGGTCATGGTTGTGGATGGTCCGACCGGCGCAGAACTTGTTCACCAGGCACTGGGTGATGAGAAACCCGGCGCAATGAACGTCGATATCGGCGGAGTTGGAACATCGCCATTTGACTCACTCAAAGTAATGTATCCGAATGTCGTTCCTATCAACGCGGCTGGCGGATCTGAATACCGCGATAAAAGCAAACTTTTGAAAATGCGAAACATGCGCGCAGAATACTACTGGAGGATGCGCGACGCGCTGGATCCCGTTAGCGGCGACGATCTTGCGCTCCCCTCTGGTAATGAGATCGTTGCCGATTTATGCAGCGCCCGCTATTCTGTCTCAGCGGCAGGCGTGCTTATCGAAGAGAAGGACGAGATCAAGAAGCGGCTGGGACGTTCACCAGATAAAGGCGAATCAATCCTGTTGGCAAATTATGCCGGCGGGGTCAATGGCTGGATGGCATGGGCCAAAGAACAAGCAGAAGGAGCGAAACAATGAGCAGTAGAAGCGTGAAACGAGTAAGGAAAATTATGCGCAAGT